AAAAGGCGGACAAGATACATAAAATCTGTGGCGATAACACAGAGAGTAAGACTCTTGAATAGGGTATAACCCTATTATAACGTGAGCAATCACGTTATTCTAAAGCATATTGTAAAAGTGTGCTTTAGAATACACTCTAGGTCAGACATTTGGCTGACTGGAAATCACCGCCCTAGAGTGTGTTTAAATGTTAAATGGAAGCGTGGCCGAGTGGTTTATGGCTTTAGTCTTGAAAACTAACGACCCCTTTAAAGGGGTCCGTGGGTTCGAATCCCACTGCTTCCTCCAGCTTTTGTCACAAATTTATTTTAGTATGTCGGGGTATCGCCTAGTGGCCTAAGGCAACGGTCTTTGAAATCGTCATCATTGGTTCGAATCCAATTACCCCTGCCCTTGTCAATGGTGTTGTTAGTGTAATGGATGCACAACTGTCTGTGAAACAGTTAGGGAGGGTTCGATTCCCCACTTCACCCCAAAATTTGCCGCTTTAGCTGATATGGTTATAGCAACGGTTTGAAGCATCGTGGAACTAGGTTCGATTCCTAGAGGCGGCACCAAGAACATTATAAATATGCTTATGTTTCAAAAAATAAATATATCTTTTTTAGAATTAGATTTTGTTAAATTAAAAGGAGTAAATGCGTTTGATCTTCCGAGGTTCAAAGAATTTACTATTTTAGACACTGACTATTTGTTTGCCATATTAAATAAACAAATTCAGTTTGATGTAACACCTCGAGTAAACATAACAGAAATTACATACCCTGGTGCCGGCCCTCATACTGATACTTGGCAAACTGCTCTTAATTTTTATTTTGATGCCAATGAAGATGAAACATTTTTTTGGAAAGAACTTAATGCAGCACCGGATTCAAAAAAAGGATTAGTATCCTACAATCAAAAAAATTTAGAAAAGACAGGTTCCTTTAAAGCAAATAAAGGAGATTGCTATTTATTAGATGTTGGTAACTCAATTCATTCTGTAAAAATGTATACGCCAAACACAACTCGAAAAATATTAAGATTATTTTGGCATGAATTATCATTTGAACAAGTATTACAAAGTTTGAAATTCGTGTAATATAAAAGAACGTGTCAATGTCCTCCGACTGTCGGAGGATGAAGTGCTGTGACAAGCATGGGTGTTCAATCAAAGACCGTGGCCGACAATGGGAACGGTTAATCTGCTTTGGCGATCACGGGTCATTAACTCAACTGGATAGAGTGCAAGTCTTCGAAACTTGAAGTTAGGGGTTCAAATCCTCTATGGCCCACCAATATACTACTAAATAAACACAGCAACTATAGCAGAAAAAGGAGTTTTTAAATGGCTGTCCTAGCACTAGATATCTCAGGAACCCCCAGACAATGGATAACAAATGATACCGCAATTTCATACCACGCCACCAAATCAGTAGGTTGGAGTATGGGAGAGATTGTGGCTAGATATCGGGGTGGACTTCAAAATGATGGTACATCAAGTTACCTAGAAACTTCGTGTATCATTGCTATCAAGGGTCACGGGTTCAACCCACATAAACACGCCCAAGTAGCATTGAGTAATAAAACATTGTTTGGTAGGGATAGAAATCTTTGTGCATATTGTGGCAAGTATTTTGCCAACTTCCATGCTTTAAGCAGAGACCATATTATTCCTAAAAGTAAGGGTGGAGACAATACTTGGATGAATGTAGTTACCTCTTGCCGCGATTGTAACAGTGAAAAAGGACATAAAAGTTTGAAGGAAGCAAGAATGGAATTGCTTTACCTACCATATGTACCTTCACATTTTGAAAATATGATTTTACAAAATCGTAATATTCTAGCCGATCAAATGGAATATTTGATTGCCGGCGTACCAAAACACAGTAGAATTTTGCTTTCCTAGAACTGAACGGTTGACAGTAATTAAGTTGCCTGCTATAATAGAGGCAAGTTAGAAATTTAGCTGGCGTTCGTATAATGGATAATACAAGGGATTTCTACTCCCTTTATGGCAGTTCGATTCTGTCACGCCGGACCAAAGTAATAAGCATCAAAAAAAGCTTGACAATAAAAGACAAGCTTGCTATAATGTGTTCTTACAGTCATTAACAAGGAGCAAGAATGAATGTCTACACACATCGTGTGACGTATCTGAAGTTCAGCGAAATTTTGGAGATGAATGTCGAAGTAACTTTTCGCACAACGACGGACATGGTTGCGCAGCATTATGCGGCCGCTAAGAAGTTGGCAGTGACAGACACTGTTGTGATTGAGCAGATTGAGGCTTGACAATAAATCAACACTCTGTTATAATAGTTGTATAGTGAGAAAGCAAGTAGCTCTCACGCTCTTTAAAAATTTATGAAAATATGACTGTGAGGTCATATTGAAGCTCTAGTGTAAATGAGCACATCCCCCTAAGTACTAGTCTTGGAAAACACGGGGAAAGAACACGCGGCTCAAAAAGCAGATGCGAGTGAGTTTCAATATGATCTTACACAACGGGACGTTAGCTCAGTTGGTAGAGCACCGGACTTTTAATCCGATTGTCGTGGGTTCGACCCCCGCACGTCCTACCAATATGCTCGATTCGTCTATCGGTTAGGACGCCGGGTTTTCATCCCGGCAAGAGCGGTTCGACTCCGCTATCGAGTACCATATAGAAATGCATTAGATCCCTTGTATGCTGCGACGGAATGGTCATCGGCATATATCCCTTTTGGTGTATTTCTATATGGTATGTGAGGGTGGTATGTAGGTTGGTAACCATTCCAGCGAGGACCGGGATTCCCAAGCCAGCAACACTGGCTACCATATATAAACACATTCTACCCTACCTTTGCTGGAACGGCTGCACAAGGATAGGCGAAAAGACCCGTTTGAATGTGTTTATATATGGTAAGTATAATAGGGGTAACAGCGAGTGCCGAAAGGATGCGTTAGTTATTAAATAACTATGTGAAGTGCCCCTAACTATGGTTACTATATAAAAACACCTGCTGGTGTATGTCTGACTGCAACAGCGTTATGGACTCGCTATCCTAAAATCTAGTGGGTGTTTTTATATAGTAAGTATAATGGAGAAGAAGCATCAATGGTGATGCAGTGGATTGTAAATCCGCCGCCTTCGGGCACGACTGGTTCGATCCCAGTATTCTCCACAAAAAATTCAATTCCCTTATAGCTCAGTCGGTAGAGCAGTTGACTGTTAATCAATTGGTCGGAGGTTCAAGTCCTTCTAAGGGAGCCAAATACAATGTAAGACACCATATTGAAACACCTTTCTTTAAGGTTGTAAGCACTCTAGATTAGCGACAGGCAATGCTAATACTCAACCAGCCTGAATGAGTGTGTTATGTGCTTCAATATGGTGTCTTTGTCTCTCAAGTGTTACGGCAGCACAAGGGCCTCCAAAGCCTTTAGCCGGGGTTCGACTCCCTGGAGGGACGCCAAAATATCACCGGGACTATAGCTCAATCGGTTAGAGCAAAGGACTCATAATCCTTAGGTTGCTGGTTCGATCCCAGCTGGTCCCACCAACTATTCCTCTCACACACGGGATAAGATGGATAAGATAAAGTGTGTGGTGTGCGGGTGTAACTCAGTGGTAGAGTGTCAGCCTTCCAAGCTGTTCGTCGCAGGTTCAATCCCTGTCACCCGCTCCAAAATGTTTGACTATTATTCGTGTATGATGTATAATAGCTTTTGTAAGAAATTAATTGCTCCGATGGTGAAATAGGTAAACACAAGAGACTTAAAATCTCTCGCCGTAAGGCTTCCCGGTTCGATTCCGGGTCGGAGCACCAAAGAATACTGGAGAGCGGGCTGTGTGGCAAAGGCAGCACCCTGCTAAGGTGTAGGACGGTGATGAGCCGTTCGCAGGGTTCGATTCCCTGGCTCTCCGCCAAAATTAATGTGGGTGTGCGCTGAATGGTTAGGCACCTGATTGCAAATCAGTATAATGCAGGTTCAAGCCCTGTCACCCACTCCACTCAGACATTTGAATCAATGAATAAGTGATTCAAATTAATTTCAGCTTTTAATCTGATTAGTAAAGTAATACGTGGTAGAGGATTTATGTTAATAACACTATGCACTTCTTTAACATTGATCACGTGCGGGGTAGTCATTTCTAACTTGTCCACTACGATACAATCTTTTGGTTGGTACTTATAATAAGTCTGTACTTTTTCATTACACGCAACATACGATTCGTATGTTGGTTCCACTGTTGTTTTGTAAAACACAACGAAACTACGTTCACCGTTTAATATTGGAATATTAAAACTATAGGTACTTGTACCGGTATCAATATGTATGGGTGAAGTAGAAGATCCTCGCGTAATATTAAAGGCAATTGACTGTAATTGGTCAGTCCATTCCAACCTATCTAGCTCTTGTTTTAACTCTGCTATTTGTAAAAATTGTCGGACATTGTCAGGAATATAAAAAAGATTAGATATTCCAAGATATTCAGTTGGAAATAATGCAAATACCTTTTTTTGTATTACCTCTAGTTGGCCGATTCGAATAGGTGAATAGTATCTCATTGTGTTGTATTATCTACCGTACGGGCCCCAGGCATGACCAATTAAAGAATATCGGATCCCTTGACTAATAGTAGTCACGTTATGAACGTAATGCGAGGGGAAAAATATTGCGGTACATTGCTGTCTAGAACAACGGTAGTCACCCACAAATAAATCACCACCTTCATATGCCTCATCCGCTGATAGCTGTAGTATTACATTTAGTTTCCTATCTAGGGCGTGATAAATGCTGCTGTATGAATCAGTATGATATCCAAATCCATCTCCCTCTGAGTATGCTTTCAGTTCATATGGTTCAATAAAACTGACATTTGCTTGCGATGAAATTATGTAATCTTTCCATAATGGATCTAATAGGTCATAAATCGCAAGTTCGGTATTAAATAATAAACAAGTGGAAAATGAAGCCTCACATCTTTCTGGAGTTTTACTACCTCGACGATGGACTCCTGATGAGGGTTGCAATATGTGTGCTATCAAGTCATTGGCTACTGTAACTGAGATTGCATTTTGTATTTCAACTACTGCACGTGAATAATCTATTGCGATTTCTGGTTTAGGCTGTACAGGTAAAAATCTCATTGAGTATTTAGTATGGTACACAAAATAAAGTTTAAATCACTTGACATTAAATGTCAAGTGTAGTATAATATGTTTATGTTGAGAAATCAGCAGCGTTCTTTAATAAGTTAGAAACAAATTTTGCACCGTTAGCATAGCTGGCCTAATGCGCTACCCTGTCACGGTAGAGATCAGGGGTTCAAATCCCCTACGGTGCGCCAAATAAGTAATGAATGCCCTGGTGGCGAAATTGGTAGACGCACCAGATTTAGGTTCTGGCGCCGAAAGGCGTGTCGGTTCGAGTCCGACCTAGGGCACCAAACAAATTAAAAGCCTGTTTAGCTCAATCGGGAGAGCATCGTGTTGATAACGCGGAGGTACTAGGATCGAAACCTAGAACAGGCACCAAGAATATGGGCGTGTAGTATAATGGGATTACGGTAGCTTTGCAAGCTATTTATGGGAGTTCGATCCTCCCCATGTCCACCATACAGTCGGGTATCTCAAGAGGAAGTAGAGCCTCCCTCATAAGGAGGAATGTGCGATTTCAAGCATCGCCCCGACTACCATAATTAATGCTTTATTTTCAAAATAGTCGTACATTTAATAAATACATTTAGATGAGACTACACACATTATGTTACACCTAATAACACATTTCACTGACAAGTTTTTTAATTTTCTAGCTGAAGATCCAGTTAGACCTTCTATTCCTCACTTGGACCGTATTGGTGATAACAGAGATATTTTTGTTTTTAGAGGTGAAGACGAGACTGTAAAAGCAATTACTTGTGTAAGTTATCGAAGTGTGGTCCCCAGTAGAGAGGGTGATTTGTTTACAGAATGCACCAATCCTAGTATAGCAGTATTTTACACAATTTGGAGTTACAAACCGGGTGCAGGTAGACAGTTAATTTTTGATAGTGTAAAACATATAAAAGAAAGTAATCCAAACATTGATCGTTTTGTCACGCTTAGCCCAAAGACTGAAATGGCACGTAGATTTCATCTAAAGAACGGTGCTACGATTTTTAAGGAAAATGACGAAACAGTAAACTATGAATATATTAGTTTATAAATAATTTGCGGGGTAGGGAAGTAGTAACCCGTCAGGCTCATAACCTGAAGATCGTCGGTGCGAATCCGACCCCCGCTTAAAAGTTTGCCCTTGTAGTATATTGGTATTACAGTTGCCTTGTAAGCATCAGAAAATGGTTCGATTCCATGCTGGGGCACCAAATAAAAAATAAGAAAGTTTCGGAGTGTAGCACAGCCTGGTAGTGCGCTGCGTTTGGGACGCAGAGGTCCAAGGTTCGAATCCTTGTACTCCGACCAAAGTGTTTTAACTAAAGGAAAATGATATGACTTGTAGAGGATATGATCCAAAGGCCGTTAAGATCGGCAAACCAATAAAGCTGGTGGCTGCCGCTATTCACAATCCGCATCTTCGTGGATCATTTATTCGCGGATATGTTACTATTGAAAAAGAAAATTCACGTTCACCTGGTGGAAAAGTAGACAAGAAGTAAGAGAATTATGCATCGTTAGCTCAGTCTGGTTAGAGCATCTGGTTTACATCCAGAGGGTCCGCGGTTCGAGTCCGTGACGATGTACCATACAATGCGGGATTAGTTTAATGGTCAAACGAAACTTTGCCAAGGTTTAGTCAGGAGTTCGATTCTCCTATCCCGCTCCAAAACAGTTTAACATTTAAAGGAAATATAATGCCACGTATCTCAAGCGAGAAAGCGGTAGAAGCAGTAGGTAATCGTTATAATCTAGTTCTCATTGCTTCAATTAGGGCCCGAGAATTAAAAAGGGGGTATCGTCCAAAGATAACTACCACAGAAGGTAATGGGCCAATCATTACTGCCCTAGCAGAAGTGCAAGCAGGTTTAATTGGTGTAGAATATCTTAAACGTGTGAAAAAATAATAATTAGACCCTTCGGGGTCTTTTTTTTGGCTATCTGATTCCAATCAACATAAATCGCGTATAACCCCACGTGTGATAGTCAATAGCAAGTGATCCTCTGAATAGCAGAGTTGTCATTTGATATCTCGCTTGTAACTCTTCAAGTGATGTTACACTCTGTGAAATATGCCATTTATCGTTATCTAGGGGCATATTAGTGGATTGAAGACATACTATGCTTCCTGTAGGAATGTTAGTGTACCACCCAGTACCTTCAAATTGGTCTACGCTACAATTAACATACACTGTATTACTATCATAGTTGAACGCAACTGTGTTAGCATCAACTGTGTGATTGTAAACCTTTGGGGATTCGTATAGCCAAGTGTCGCATATTTTATTAGCGACAGCCGTGGCCTCACTATCAACATCATACGCATTGAACGCAGTATAATAGTCGGGCTTACGGACTATCATCATAAAGGCTAATGTGTTGTGCCAAGCACCGAGAATATTAACAGTCGGGGCAGTTACGCGGTTAGTTAGAATGTTTTCTAATTCCTCACACAACCATATCTTACTTTTCACAAGACCATGGGCAAACGATTGGTATGGCGTATTCATCTAAACGTACTACTTTCGTGTAGCGGAGTATCTAATAGAGTTGAAATAACATTTCCCCACTTAATGCTATGCGTGGTTGGTTTTAGTTCTTTAAGTAAGGATATCTTTATCAATAATAAGTTCAAAGTAGCACTAGTTACATTTTCCCACCCATAGCTTCGTCTTCTAGGCTCTGTAATGCCTGGTTCTATCTGCTGATACATACGTTGCTTTAACAAGGCTACATCTTCCGATCCTATGTGGCTATCGATATGTAATGCTAACATTTTACAACTAGCTTCTAGGCTATGCCCGATCATGTTACCTATTCCCGGTATACCCTTATCCCGCATAAATCTTTCATAGCTAGAAAATTCCAACCTAAATGGCGACAATAGCTTTGCTTTTTTGTCTACTTGTACCCAAGGCCAATCACCACCGATAACCGGAAAATAGTTACATTGCTCTATCAACCACAAGTGTGTGGCAACGTGAGGCTCTGTTATGTGATATGGAGCCAGATAATCATAATATTTGCCGCTAGAGTAAAACTCACCCGCATCTAATTCTATTAATATCTGTTCAACATTATGATTTCTACAAAATTTTTCAGCATAATACAAATCGTGTGTATTGATTATCATATTATCAATTTTGATAATCATTGTAATAGCCTTAACCGGTATCTTTTTGCGTAAACAAGAAAGCAATACTAGCTCACTATCTAACCCGCCGCTGTATAGAACCTCTACAAACTTGGTTTGCCTAATAGCTAGGTGATCATAGAAGATATCGGCAATATCGCGGCCCCTCTCAAAGTCTACATCTAATAATTCTGTGGTAAAATGATTGTTACTAGCGCCTAATTCTAGTGAACATTGTTTGAAATCCTGTAACCCTACATTCCATTGCATAGTGCTATTTAGTTTGGGCTGAAAATTGGCATAAATTTTGGAAAAATACCGGATAAAAATCAGTTTTAAAGGTTGACAATAAATCAATTTGGGTATATAATACACTTATGAACTCGAAAATCACGCGCAAGCGTCGTTCTGACCGAAATCAAGTCATCTATTACATCACAAATGTAGAGACCGGTGACTCCTATATCGGTTTGACGGCGCTTAGTTTTGGCGGTTCTGTCAAGCGAACCCTGACACGCCGTATGCAAAAACACTTGCAACGTGCGATGACTGAGACAAAAAATTGGAGCCTGTGCTTGTCATTGCGCAAGCATGGTCCTGAAGCATTTGTATTTGGCCCGTTGTCAACTGTTCGCGGCAAGGCTCAAGCGCATCAACGCGAGCTAGAATTGATCCGTGAATATGATCCGCAGTTGAACACATTCAAATAGATCGGGAAAACAAAATGTTGCGTAAGATTACTATTTGTGTTATAATACTATTATTAATAATAGCTTTTCTGTGGGCGCAATCACCCGCTGAAGGGTTTGTAGAGAATGAACAACAAACTGAGGTATAAAAATGTTATTGAGTACAGTTAATATTGCGTTCGACCACAAGATCACCGGTGGCAGTGATTATCAATGGTCTTGCTACGGTGCCGATAGTAGGCATATGGATTACGAGTCCGAGTTTGCCGATTCAACTGTAGTGTTTGATGGTAAAACCCAAGAAATTTATGAAGCGGTTGTCTATCCTAAATCCGAAGATATGCCCGCGCCATATCGGTGGATAAATCCTGAGTACCTAGCTGCGTATAAGCGTGAGTGTCATAAGAAACAAGTTGATCCATACAAGGCGTGGGATGATGTTACATGGTTTGATTTGGAGTTGGAATCAGATTGGCTAGAAAAAGCCCAGGCTATTTTTAATAACTTGCCGTTTGATAGGCGTATTCAAGTTCCGCTTGATTTGGAAGATGATTTGGTACTACAGTTGGCACTAGAGGCACACAAGCGAGATGTTACGCTAAACAAAATGGTAGAAATTATTCTAAAAAATATTATAGATCAGAAAGAGGGTGAGTGATGAGTAAGAAGTCAGAATGGGTTTTGGTAGAAGCAGTGTCAATGTTTCGTATGCGGTACATGGTTGAGGTGCCAATTGGTAAGGCAGAATGGGCCCTTGACACTGTTACTATGAACGAAGCTGGTGAATTTTCACAAGAACACATGGGTGAGACCATTGTTAGCCATCGTGTTGTTGATAAAAAACAAGCACTGGCGCTATGTGATAATGATAATAAGTATGCATCAACATGGAGCAAGGAAGCTAAGATTAAGACTTTCTTCACCACAGCCGATCCAGCTGAACTAGCAGAAGAATAGTATGGAAAATCTTGTTAAATTCAGTGATGAGGATTGGGAGAAGTTCTCAGTATGGCTTAATGGGATGCTGTCTATCTCTGAGGTAACTGTAACTTTCACTAAGAAAGATGCGACTACGCGGGTAATGCGGTGTACCCTGCAGCCCAATTTGATTCCAAAACTACCAGTAACGGAAGATAAGCCTATCCGCAAAAAGTCAGAAACTAGCATAGCAGTGTATGATTTAGAAGCGGCGGCGTGGCGTAGTTTTATTACACGATCAGTAACTGCAATTTCAATCACTATTTGACAATAAATACAGGTTGTGCTATACTGTATTAAGTTGTTAATCAATTTGGGATTTAATATGAGTAAGCAAGTGTTGTCGTTCAAAGTTCCCCAGATTAAGTCTCGGGTACATTATATTTTGTTTGCTGAGGATTCTCCCTTCAAACCTAAATCAGTAAAGCGTAAAGATTCCTACCAACGTAGGCCCAAGCACAAAAACGCATCTGAAAATACTGGTTGACAGTAAATCAGTTTGGGTATATAATAGAGTCTTAATCAGTTAACTAAAGGAATTTTTATGACTGACATTTCTGAAATCAACCGTGCTATTCTTTCTGGTAACTTTACTAATGACCAACTGATTAGCATCGGTGATGCCATCAAGTTTGCTCGTGGTCAAATCGCACAGAAAAACAAGTACACCCTGACAGTGGGCACTAAGGTTCAATTCACTAGCACCCGCACCGGACAAACGGTAATGGGTAATGTTGAAAAGGTAAATCGTAAGTTCATCATTGTCAGATCAGGGATGACTAATTGGCGTGTCCCTGCCTCAATGTTGCAAGCATCTTAACAATGGCGTTCCATCTTGAAGGGCCTTGGCTTAACACTACGGGCAAGAAAAAAGGTAAGGTAAAATTCGCCAGTGCGGAAGCCAAGCGCCAGCATATTGCATTAGAAGAGGAATGGCAGAAAAAGAATGTTGAATGGTCCAAACTCAGCAAGCCGGTAAAGCAGGTTAAAGCTAAACCAGCAGTAGTTACTGCTAGCAATACCACCACCCCGCATAAAAGTCTTAATTTATGGGTTACTGGACCTGTTAGCAGCAAGCCCCCTCAGTATTACACAGGGACAAAAATGAGAGGAATTTCGACACTTCACAAGTCTAATGCAGTTCCGGTCTTTTCCGATGAGGAAATTATTGACATAGCTACTATGCGACGAGGTTGACAATACCATTATTCACCCTTAAGGCATAAGTATAAGTATGATAGCAAAAGAAATTATAAACGAATCTGGACTTAGCAGAGTCTATCGATCTACCCAAAAGCACGATTACGGCACCATCACCGCGTTCCGTTATGCGCCAGAGTGCGGCACTGGTGAACCCTACACATATCAGCAAAATCAACAGCGAAACAAAAGCCTCTTAGCTAAACTAAGGTCTGCTGGATATGGTGTCACCGCTATCAAGGGCAGTTATATCGAAAACTACGGTTCACAAGATGCCCGCGAGGTTGGAGAGAACAGTTTCCTAGTGATAGACCTACAGGATAAGGGCAGTCTAAAGCAGGTACTCCTAGCACTAGGTGAAGCGTTCGAACAAGACTCTATCATCTATGGAGCGGCCGGCGATGTCGGTGCCTTGATTGGCACCAATCACTGCCCAGAGGGATATCCAGGCTACCACAATGAGGTACCACAGGGCGGCGCGCTATTCGGCAAGTCTGGTGAGTTTATGAGCAGGGTTAAGGGTCGTCCATTCGTGTTTGCCGAGTCAGCCGAGATTATGGAGTATGGAGTGGCCAGATATCCTTCTGAGCTACGAGGACCACGTACCATTGGCACCAAGCCTTGGCAAGACCTAGAAATTTGACAGTAGTAGAATACGCCGAGGTTGACAATAAATGGCACCTGTGCTATAATATCTTTATACAGTTAGATAAAGGACTCGAAATGCGTACAAAAACACTTGCTCACGGTTTGAAGAATTCTCAAAAAGTTCGGGTGATTTTCAAAGGCGATGGTAGTGAAAACGACATCGGTGTGTATCTTACTGTCAAGCAAATGTCCGAGCAATTTGCTACTGTCAACGCCCGCACATTGGCTTGGGATGCATTGATGGAACTTGTTCGCAAGCGTTTTTTGGCACCTACTTTCAAAGAATCCGTCCCAACTGGCCTAAGTACTACCGTCCGCGGCAAACAAATTCAAGTTGACTTGATGTAAAAGGTTGACATTAAATGGATTTGGGTGTATAATACATCTATAGACAGTTAGATAACGGAGCACGAAATGACCAAGACTGAAGAAATGATTCTCTCTGAAATTGCAAAGCGTGGTTTCTTCAATATTGAAACCTGCTATGGTCGAGGTGCCGGTGGAGGTTATGGTATCCGTGCTCGCAATGCTATGTTCAAGTTGGAAAAGATTGGTCTGATCAAGATCACCCACCGTGAATCTTGGCAAGATTGCAATCGTGGTAACAGTCGAGGTGGTACAATTTTCCACGTGGAATTGACAAAAAACGCTTGACATTAAATGGATTTGGGTGTATAATACATCTATAGACAGTTAAACGACGGAGCACGAAATGTCTTTTGAAAAGAAAATCTACGATCTGATCGAACAAGTTATCCCGTGCACGGACGCAGAATTTAGCTTTGGGTCACTGTATGTTTTTGATCTTAGTGATGCTCAGGCCAATCTCCTGCTTACCAAACTGCGCGATTTCGTGTTGTGTGGCGTGCAGATGAGCGGACGCTTCGGCAACGAAATCGCATACGATTTTACTTGACATTAAATGGATTTGGGTGTATAATACATCTATAGACAGTTAGATAACGGAGCACGAAATGGCATACATCAATCAAGCAAGCAAGCAATCTTTGGCCCCCAAGATCAAGGCGATCTGTAAGAAATATGGTGTCAAGGCTACTCTTGCGATCCGCAATCATTCTACCCTGGTGTTGAATGTAAAATCAGGTGCTATCGATTTCATCGGTAACGGTAACGATACTTGCAGCAAGGATCCTTATCAAGCCGGTCGAGGGTTCGCGCCCAACACTTCGGGGTATGAACAGGTTAACCCCTATCACTATGGTAGTCACTACTCGGGCAAGGCCAAACAGTTCCTCACTGAGGCATTCGCAGTAATGAACACTGGAAATCACGACCACAGTGATATCCAAACGGATTACTTTAATGTGGGCTGGTATGTTGATGTCAACATCGGCAAGTGGAATCAACCCTATCAATTGGCGTGAAAAATATGTTTACTAAGTTTAAAGATTGGTTCGTTGGTAAGGGTCCGCTGTTTTGGCAAACAATCGGCTGGATCTTTCTGTGTGGTGTGGTTGGTAGTGTTTTTATTAAAGGAAATTAAAATGAACACTTATTGGGTTATGGTAAAGTTCAAGGATGAACCGGGCGCTGGTTTTGATCGTGCGTACATTCAGGCAGGTAATCCGTTCGCCGCGATCGCTATGGCAAAGGCAATGTATGGTCGCTTGCTGATGTCCGAATCAGCAAATCCAATGTGAATCTGACAACACAAACGGTTGACAATAATCTCCGAATGTGTTATCATTATGACTGTGCTGAGAGCAGCACAGTTTTTATAAACTTAGCTACTATTTAAGGAAACAAAATGGCTAATCAAACGTTCAAAGTTGCAGGTATTACAGTAACGGCTAATCAAACGTTCAAAGTTGCAGGTATTACGGTTCACGGTGATGTTACTAAGGTCCGTTTTACGGATGACATGGTTCGTCGCATCAAGCAATTCACTAAGGGCAATGCTACTAGGTGTGACTTTGTTGAGTTGCCCAGTGAGATGACCAAGATTGAGGCTCTAAAATATCTTCAATCTCACGCTGACTTCCAATCAGTGTACGATCAAGCTACCCTAGCTGATGCGTTGGAAGATCGTCGCAAGGATGCTGGTAAAGGTACTGTGAAGGTTAAGACCCCTAAGGGCAAAGTGGCACCTAGTATTGCTAGTATCAAAGCCCGTGCCAAGAAGATCGTGCCTGAAGTTGAAGCTGTTCAGGTTCCGGAAGTGCCCGAAGGCTGGTCTCAGGTTACCGTATAATATTTGATGTGGCACTCTAGCTTAAATAATATAACCGCACGCCGGCTCTTTAATCCGGCCAATAAGAATGATCTTATTGAGTTGAAATATTTCACGCAGCATACTAAATGGCAGACTGGATGTCCGTTCTATTTAGAGCATCCTTGGGAAAATATCCCCGTGATGTGTAAGGATAAGTATGCTATGTATATGTTATCT